ATTTCATGAAAGATGATTACAATACAATCCCCGAATTAAAATTGGAAAGGCAAGAAATACAACATAAAATCAATAGTGGTGAACTTTCTCTCGAGGTACGTCTTGACATGGAAGATCAGATGAAGGTTTTAACGGAACGGATCAAGGGTCTAAAAACAAAGAAAAAGGAGTATTTTCTTGACAATTCCAAATATATTTTTGAATATTTTGAAAATAAAAAGGACATATCCGTCGGGAATAAAGCAGTTGCGTCGACGAATAAATCAAAAATAGTAAACTCATTTTTTAAAATTAGGGATGAACCGGCTATTGATAATACAGAACACATCGAAAACAGCAATATTGTTCAAAAATATTTAAGTAATATTGATGACATGTTTATCGATGTGAATTCGTTCATTTATCAAACGGATATCTGCAAGGTTTGTCACGTAGGCGAATTAATACCATTAGAGGACGAGGGTGTTCTAGTATGCAACAACTGCTCTAGAAGTATCCCCTATTTAATTGAAAACGAAAAACCGTCATACAAGGAGCCGCCCAAGGAGGTCTGTTTTTATGCTTATAAAAGAATTAATCATTTCAAGGAAATTCTCTCTCAGTTTCAAGGGAAAGAGACTACACAGATTCCACCAGAGGTTGTTGAAGATATTAAGGTTCAGATCAAGAAGGAGAGAATTGATATATCACAGATTACCAACGCAAAAACAAAGGAAGTTCTTAAAAAGCTGGGATACAATAAATATTATGAGCATATACCGTTTATTAAGGATAAGCTTGGAATCAAACCACCAGTAATGTCTCCGGAACTAGAAGAAACTCTTTGTAATCTTTTTTCTGAGCTACAAGCGCCATATTCGAAATATTGTCCGGATGACAGAGTCAACTTTTTAAATTATTATTATACTGCGTATAAGCTTTGTGAATTGTTAGGCGAGGAGAAATATTTACCGTTATTCCCGCTATTGAAAGACAAGGAAAAACGAATAGAGCAAGACGCGATTTGGAAACAAATATGTAAAGAACTTGACTGGGAATTTATTCACACCGTTTAAATAAAAAGGCAACTTAAAAGAAGGGTTGGTTTATCAAATCAAATCGAATCAAAATAATATAAAACAACATTGTTATATTATTTTTAAAATTTAGTAAAATAAATACTATTTCTATATAAATGGGAAGATTTAAGAATTTCTATACAACTTGTAATCGTGCCGGAGCAAGGGCTTTTAACTTTGATAATCGTAATGTGCGAATTATAGGTCAGAGACAACCACAATCACAACCACAACAACTTACATTGACAACAACTCCAACACCTATAACTGGATTGGTGCTATGCCAAGAGTGTGCCGATCCTACTGAAATAAATTTACATTATAGTAAAGCATTTGTATTATCTTGTATGGATTTTAGATTGAGGGATAATTTAACATGCAATTTTACATATATGGGATTTAAAAATAATTATGATGAATTTATTTTAGCGGGTGCTAGCTTGGGGTACAATGGTTTACTCGATTATAACTGGCAATCATGCGCAGACGCCCATATCGAACTATCTCACGGGTTACACGAAATAGGCGAAATAATACTTATAGATCACATGAGTTGTGGTGCTTATAAGGCAAAATATGGCAATATAACTCCCATCGAAGAATATGAATATCACATCGTTAATTTAAACAGCGCTGCTAAAACAATACAAGAAAAATATCCTTCATTTACTATAAAAAAATTTATTATTTCGATTGACGGAGGCTTAATTGTAGATATAGATAGTTATAAAGGCATTTTTCCGTTTTAGAGTTTTAATTCTCTGGTCTATACGGAAACAATTTTAGTAAATTGGTGTTATAAACTGAGAAATTTGGGTCGGAACTATTAGCTCCCACTCCATTTCCAAAACACCTACCGCCTCTCTGCTTACGCGTCTGTCGTCGAGACTTTTTACCACGCCGGCTCTTTATTATTCGCCGTTTAGACTTCTTCCTCATTTGTTTCGTCATAATATATTAACAATAGATTAAATATATTATAAGCTTAGTTTGTTAGTTTGTTAGTTCGTTGTTATACTCTTAACTCAACTTAAAATCCACCTGGGAATTTAACCAAGTTGGCACCGATACCGAAACCTGCACCAGAGCGGGCAGTAGCACCCATGCTCGGAACGTAGGTGTCAAGAATGCTGAATGTGGCAGCAGCAGTCAAGGCAATCAACACGATTTCCTCAATATTCAAGGAACGTTTAGGAATAGCATAGGCAGCAATTGCAACCATTAAACCCTCAACAAGATACTTAATGATTCTCTTAACTAGTTCAGCGATGTTAATCAATCCGTTCATTATACTAAATCAAAAGAAAAAAATATATATATTGCGATAAAAAACTTAAAATTAAATACTCTAAATAACTAAATGGATCGATCCAAAGGTAAAGGTGTTGAAAGAAAGCAACTAAACGGCAAGCCCAATCCCAAATATGTTGATTTGTTGGAGGAGGATAAACCAATTGCTGGACAGAAATTCGCGTGTATTTCATTTTGTTCCCCCGAAAAAATTCTCAAGGAAAAGCAGGTCTTCTTGTTCGAAGAATTCCTAAAGGGCTGGGATTTCAGCAAATCAATGGAGAAGTTTGTTCAGTTTCTAAACTTTGTTTCTTATAAATACAACATTTCGTTCGACGATGTTTCTAACGATTTTAAGGAGTTTGTAAAGGAGGAGCGCGAAACACTTGTTAAATCAAGCATGGACGACGACTACAAGACATTTATCGATAAGAACGAAGACGAGCTGCAGAAGAAATTTGATATTGCGCATAACTTTCAAACAAATACTCGCGGTTTAAAAATTCGCGGTTCTTACCCTTCACAAGAAGAGGCAGAGTTGCGCTGTAAGTTGTTGCGTGAGGCAGACCCGAATCACGACGTATATGTTGGTCCGATTGGTATGTGGATGCCGTGGGACCCTGAAGCATATAAGACTGGTCGCGTTGAATATATGGAGGACGAGCTAAATCAATTGATGAGTGAGAAGAACAAAAATGAGGCAAACGCCAAGAACACATTTGAGCAGCGCGTGAAGGAAACCAAACAAAAGGCAATCGATGAAAATATCAAGGCTGCTGAGAAGTCAGGAAATACTTTAACACAGACCATCGATGCTCAGGGCAATTTGGTTGGCGTAAATAGTGCGAACACTCAAGAATCCGCGCTCAGAGAACAGGACAACATATCTACGGCCGATATTTGTATGGAATTGTTTGAGGGCGAGAATATTGTTTCTGGCAAAACTGATAATGGCGCGAGTCAGCTAGTAAGTGGGCCATTTGCTCAAAAAAACACCCTTGAGCAGGTTGATTAAACGTGATAATTTACCATTTGGGTTTTATTGCAAATTTTATAAATAAATTGATGTTCGATTGACATATCAATTTATTATAGCTAAAATAATTTAAAGCCTTCAATAATAATATTATATGAAATACAGTATACATAAAGACGACCTAACCAAAATTAGCTATGATTTATATAAAACTTTGTTGGGCGACCATCACGAGTTTTATTTATCTCCAGGAAAAGAGCATTATAAATTACTTTCCTATTTCTCAACATTATTTAATAATTCAAATATTATCGATATCGGAACGCACGAAGGACATTCGGCTCTTGCTTTGTCTTACAACAGCAGTAATAAAATACATACATTTGATATTGTAGACAAAGGGGCGCTTCCTGTAAAAAATGTTGATAATATCCATTTCAGCACGGATAATTTATTTGATAAAGAAATCTTCAATAAATGGAGAGAGGTAATTGTTTCTTCCCCGTTTATATTTTTAGATGTTGATCCTCACAACGGAATAATGGAATTAGAATTTATTAGCTGGCTCAAAGAAATAGATTACAAGGGCTTCGTTATTTGTGACGATATATGGTATTTTAAAGAAATGAGAGACAATTTTTGGTATAAAATAGAAGACAAATATAAGTATGACTTGACAGACATTGGTCATTGGTCGGGGACAGGAATTATCACCTTTAACCATGATATACAATTTGATAAATTCGTTGTGTCTAATTGGACGATGGTTACAGCATATTTTAATTTAACTAAATGTTATGATGCAAGCCCTGAAATAAATGCTAAGGATTTTGACTACTACCTTAGTCATTCTCTCTCAACGCTGACTTTACCACATAACCTTGTTATTTTTTGTGATGAAGATAGTATTGGCTATATAAAAAAATTACGACCTGCCTTTTTAGACAGTAAAACCAAATATATAATTAAAGAATTTAACAGTTTTAGGTTTGAAAAGAATGGAATTTTGTTAGCAGACTGTTTTGATGATTATAGAGTTAAAATTATTGAAAATAGAATTAAAAATCCATATCATTTTGATAATAGGAATACAGCGAGTTACTATTTATTTTGTATGGCAAGATACGCAATGTTAAAAGAAGTTATCAAAACAAACCCTTTTAACTCAACTCATTTTTGTTGGATTAATTTTTGTATTGAAAGAATGGGTTTCAAAAATCTTATCAGATTGGAAGAGGGATTATCCATAAATAGAGACAAGTTTTCAACATGTTACATTGATTATATTCCAGAAATACTGATAAATAACACCAAAGAATATTTTAAATGGGGCAGATGTAGTATGTGTAGCGGATTTTTTACAGGAAATGCAGAATATATGTACAAGGTTTGCGATTTATTAGAGAATAAATTCTTAGAATATTTAGAGCTTGGCTATGGTCATGCTGACGAACAGTTGTATAGTCCTGTCTATTTTGAACATCCTGAATTGTTTGAACATTATTACGGCGATTATCATGAGATGATTACAAATTATAACTACGTATATGATTCTCCCAACAGTCCAATCAGAAATTTTATTCACAATTCTTTTCAAAATCGTAATTACATAAAATGCTACGAGGCGTGTAAATTTGTATTTAATTCGTGGTCTCTAGATAAATGTGAAATAGATCAGAACAATCTATATACATTGTTTTATTATTACATGTTTTGTAAAAAAATATTGAACGATTTCCATTCTTAAATGGGTACAAAACAATTTTATTTTTCAAAATCCGCCTTATTCGGAAAATATTTTTTGAAAAATCTTAACATCTGAGAAGCAATAACTTTTCTTTTTCCCGGATCTGGTTCTACGTCATTTATACAAAAAAACTTGGGGCGTCTACTAGCAATGTCATCTAGTTTTTCTGAAAAGTCGTCAATTGCGGACGACACGTAAACCGAAGATGTATTTTCATTGTCGAAAATCTTTGCCTTTTTATGCAAATACATGAATTCTGCTATCGGGTAGTGTATTTGCTGACAAGGCGAAAGCAAATTATTCTTTTCACAAATATCATACCCTTTGTCCTTTCTTTTTTTTGTCATACGTATCCAATCTACATAATCAGAATAGGTCTTGTTAAAATCCAATACTAAATTTTTAATTAGTGAAATAGGAATGTGTTTGTATAACTTGTCCGCACTTTTGGGCAACTCAAATTTCAACTTCTGTTCGCCATCCTCTTTGACTATATTTCTGGTTTGAAGAGTATAATCATCTATTAATGCTTTGCCATCACTTGTAAAGAAATCGGTGTATTTTACTTTTCGACCTAAAAATATGTCGTCATTAAAATATATATAATGATTCGATAGACCCTTAATGTTTGCGATGGTAGTTTCTATTGCGTTTGAATTCGTATTTGGCAAATATTTTTCAGACGGAAATGTTTCAGAATGTTCAACTATTATTATTTTGCTGTTATCTTTAATCCAGCTAGGCTGTTTGGCATTATTCATTAAAATAAATATTTTATTCACCCACGGAGCGAAAAAATGAACAGATCGCAAGCTATATTGTAGTTCGTGATTATATCCCAATCTTCTATCATTTGACGCGTTTTCGCCCTTCCATGTATAAACCACGTCAATTGGAAATGGAGTCGCACGCGGCGACATATTTCGTTTAATAGTTTTGTTGTGAGTCTTTTTATTACTTTTACTTTTATTTATGATGCCTACCATATGATATATTATACGATAATATATTATACATTATATTTGAATATATTGAATCTTTCTACCATTTGCTCGCCTTTTTAACGCTAATTTTTGGCCCAGCGCCTCGTTTTTTCACCGCATTTGGGTCATATTGTTCCTCCTCTTCGTCGTCCTTAAGGTTCTTGGACAAATCCCAAAATTCCTTCGACCCCAATCTGAAATCGCCATGGTTATCTGCCTTGTACCAAAATACCTGGTCGTGCAATTTATTTGATTTCGAGTTGTTATTAATAACCAAACACTCGTAGTTTTCTGTACACTGGTCCATCACTTGACAAAAGCTCTCAAATGTGGGGAACATTCCCGCGTAATTTTCATAGATGCGTTTTCTGTTTGCGATATAATTCTCTCTAAGAATGAAAACATAATCAATATTTGTTCTCAGTGTGGGCGGAATGCCTAGGGGATACTGCATAGTTATCACCAACATCACCTTCCAGTGTCTTCCGTTCATGAAAAGTAAACGCATTAGTTTATCTCGCGACCACGTATTGTCGTAGAGACAATCATCCAAAATAACAAATGCTCTGGGATCAATGTTGCTGCGTTTATAAGTCTCCATTTCCTTTTTAATTTGTTTAAGAACGGTTCGCTGTCGTTTTAGAATATTTTCAATTATAGCAGAATTATATTCGTGGTGAACAAACAACTTGGGCACCATTTTTGCGTAAAACCCGTTACCTTCTTCAGTTCCCGAAATGACTGTTCCGATTGGAATATCCTGTTGATAATATAATAAATCTCTAACCAAGAAGGATTTACCGGTGTCTCTCTTACCGATTAATACAACCACCGGGCCCTTATTTTCATTTGGCTTAAAGCTGATATTTTTCATATCAAATTTTTTTAATTCTAATGTCATTTTAATAAATCGATAAAATAAATATATTATGCTAAACGAATTTAACCGAACGATACCTCTTTAACATTTACACATTTGCTACAAGATACCTATGTAATAACCAACTAACGAATTTAAGTGTTTAAGCCATACAATGAGTTAAAAACACATATAATTTATATATTAATTAGCTAAAGTATGTTGATTAATTATCAAAAACGAAAGAACCAGGAACTTTTTAATAGTTTAGCAAAACCCGAATCGCTATTTATGTCGGATATGCAAAATTTTATACCAATTTATACGCGATTTTTCTCATTGAACGATACGAATTATAACAGCATAAACTTAAACCATGAATGGTATCTTTCGGATGCGAATAAATTTGAAAACGACAATAATATATACAAGTGCAAAGTTAAGAACGCAAATAACAATAAACAGAAGGACGTTATGGGTTTTTTTAAAATGGCCCCCCTATTGGATCCATATAAGTATTTGATAGGCAAATATAATGTTTCTGATGAGAATTTGTTTGTATTGCCTCAACTAACATCAAGTGATACAGATTGTAACGCAAAATTTGTAGACCAAAACAATTCAGCATATGTCGACGGATTTTTCACCTTCTTAACAAGTGGATTGAAGCAAAGCCATAAATTTTCACATGGTATCGATTATTACGGATCCTTTTTAGGAATTAAGAACGATTTCACGTTTAATGTGTATGATGATATTGATTATTTAAATAATTCCGAATTCTTCAATAAAAACAAAAATGTTCTCTTTAAAATAGACGATTATGACCATTTGATTCAAAATGAAAATCCGATTTTGAAACCAATCAAAATACATACTACAAGCGCCATGTCGCAATTATCCGCAAAATCTTTCAACAATGAAATATTTGATAACGTATTTGAAGAAAATACAATCGACTTGGATAATTTAAAAGAAGGCGCTATTAATTTGTCTGATCTTGCCGATTTAATTGACCTGACTGATGCTGATATGCTTGACAATAAAAGCACTGATCGTGTGTCACTAAAATCAAACTCAACATGCTCGTCAAGGTCTTCATATACAAATGATAGTACTGACGGGGCTATTGAAGACGATGATGTTGTAGACAAAAAAGACGACAATAATAGTGAGAGTGGTGAGCATGCCGAAAATAATAGCGATGATAGCGGTGAATGGGAAGACGATGACGAAGACGACGAATTTGATGAAGAGGAGGAGAGAATAAACGCAACTATCCCCAAATTTCCCGTTCAGGTTATAAGTATGGAGTGTTGTGAAAATACATTCGACGATTTAATTCTAAAGAATACTGAACTAGGCAACGAAGAATGGTTTTCTGCGCTTATGCAAATAATTATGATTCTAATTACGTATCAAAAGGCATTTAATCTAACACATAATGACCTACACACGAATAATGTTATGTACAATCACACCAACAAAAAATTCATTTATTACTGCTACAAAAAGAAGCACTACAAGGTGCCAACATTTGGTCGCTTGTTTAAAATTATTGATTTTGGAAGAAGTATATACAAGTTCAATGGTAAATTGTTCTGCAGTGACAGTTTCCAGACTGGCGGCGACGCAGCAACTCAGTACAACACCGAACCCTATTTGAATGATAAGAAGCCGAGATTGGAACCCAATTACAGTTTTGATTTATGCCGCTTAGCCTGTTCTATATTTGATTACGTTGTCGAGGATACCGAAGAAATTAACAAATTGGCCAAGTGCGCAGACCCGGTTAAGCGATTGATTGTCGAGTGGTGTTTAGATGATAAGGGTATAAATATGTTGTATAAAAACAACGGAACTGACCGATACCCCGACTTTAAATTGTATAAAATGATTGCCAGGTGTGTTCACAACCACACGCCACAAGCTCAATTGGAAAGGCCAGAATTTAATGCGTTTGCCGATTTTAAGGGTGCGGTTCCTGACGATGTAATAGATATTGACAGTATTCCGTCATATGTATAAGAATTTAGCGTTTTGTAGGTTTACATTTCGGTTTGGTTCATAATACAATAATATTATTGTATATTATGAGCTCATTTGGATTTATCATAACAAGACACGTTAACTCTGAAAAGTCAAATAAATATTGGAATCGGTGTGTCAAGTTATTACGAACGTTTTATCCGCATAGGCAAATTGTTATTATTGACGACAACAGCAATCAGGCTTTCGTAAAACCAGAGGCAGATTACAGAAACCTAACTGTAATACAATCTGAATTCCATGGAAGAGGAGAACTGCTTCCCTACTACTATTATATTAAAAACAAGTTTTTTGAAAATGCGGTAATTATGCACGACAGCCTTTTTTTTCATAAAAGAGTCCCATTTGAATCATTCAATGGTAGAACAGTTTTGCCATTATGGTTTTTTAACCCTGATAAAGAGGACATTAATAATTCAATGAGAATTACAGAAGGCCTACGCCACGCGCAACCCGTCCAGGATTCCCTTAAACTAACCGAGTTGACAATATTTGGTCTTAATCACAATAAATGGTCTGGTTGTTTTGGTTGTCAAGCTTATATAAATCACGGTTTCTTGTTACAGATAGAAAACAAATATCGCATTACATCTATGATAGACACGGTTAAAATTCGGAGGGATAGATGCTGCTTAGAGAGAATATTGGGGTGTATATTTTCCAAAGAAAACCCTAGTTTGGCAAATAAAAAAGCAGTATTTGGAAATATTATGGATGTGTATAAGAGTTACGAATACACATTTGATCATTATATGACTGACTTAAAAAAAGGCACTCTACCGGCGTATATTGTAAAGGTTTGGACTGGCAGGTAAAATATATTATACATTAATTCGTTATCGTATAATGTCGTATAATTATTATATCGGTATTAATGGATATAAACTGTCAATAACAGACTTTATGAGCTCAGGGTCTGTGACATTTAATTTTATTAGGCGCGGTCCCATTGTTTTTTTCTCTGCAGTCTCTGGGTTGCCTCGTTGTCTCTGTAACCCTTTATTCAATGGTAAAATAGCACGTTTGAACTTTGCTAAAAATCTTTCACAATCAGCAATCGTCGTAGTCTTATACTCTGGATCGGTTATGGGTTTGTTTTGGGTAAGTAAATTTTTAATTTCTATATACTTGGCATAATAGTAAACCTTTTCATCCAATAATGCGCCCAAATTTGGACATCTAAATAATACCCTTGTATTTAATTCGGAAATATCAAAATAATAATCGGTTGCGGCATCAAAGTGCATCATTACATCTTCAGGTACCTTCTTAAAATCAACGTCTGAGAACTGTCTAAAATCATCTATCATCATATTTTTTCTATAGTCGTATTTTTTTGTATCCTTAACATAACTTAACTTTAAAATGTATTGATTCGCCCGTACATTTGCCGGATTTGGTGGAAGAACGGATATGTTGTACTTTGTTTCTGGAGATTGTACAAACCATTTTATTAGATAAGATATATGTCCTGCTAAATTCTTTACAGTATTCTCGTCGTATGGAATGCCTGTGTTGGGAATGATTAAAACATCAATATCCTCAGTTTTGTACTCTCCTATTTCTGATATTCCTTTTAATACTAACTGAACCGCCTTTCCACCTTTAAATAATAGTTTATAGTCCTGCCCAATCATTTTATACGATACAATTCCAAAAACAAGTAAAGATGCGCACAGTATTATATTAAAATTAGAGAAATCAATATCTTTGTCAGAAATGAGTGTTCCAAAAACATCGTATGGTTCATTTATTGTCTGAGTGTAATAAGTTGGTATAATTGTTTTAATAATTCTACAAACGCTCCACATTTGTGCGGTTTCTCTCGTTTTTGTATCAATCATTATTTCATTGTCCTTGCTCAACATTTCACGCAACTTTTTGCGTAATATAGTCATTTCATTCTCGTTAAAAATTGGTTTCCAAAAATCAGGTTCTATATCATGAGCATATCCTGTTCCGGGTAGCTCAGTTGGGATTTTCAATTTTACAAGAGGAGTTAACCGTTGCGGGGGGTGTATTTCTTCGATTTCTTTGATTGCTTCTTCTATTTGTGCTTCCTCTACAATGGGTTCCACCAATGGCACAGGAACAATAGGAATAGGCTTCGATTCGGCTTCCAACTTTTTCCTAAGTTCGAGAGAAACAAGCGCCTCCTTCTGTTCAGGGGTTAGTATTGATATATCTGCGCCATTATCTAATAAGAAATCAACCAATTCTTTATCTTGTATTTTAACAGCACTTGACAATGCGGATGTTTTATTAGTATAATCAGTGAGATTTATATTCCCCATTTTTTTTACAAAAAGATCTGCTAACCGCCTTTTTATAGACGAATCGTCTGTATTCTCAAAAATAACAACCAGCAACGGAGCAAATGCTATTATTCCAGGGGAATCGCGTTTATAAACGGGAACCATATTATGTGTAAGAGGGATTAATGTATTTATCCATAATGGATTATCTCTGATTAAATTTTTAAACGCCGTTACCCCCTTGTTCGGATCCCTTTTTAGAATTTCAAATGCTTTCATAAAGTCGTTTCTAAACGCATTCTTAAAATTCATCTCCTCTTTTGTGAAAATTACTCCTCCTGTCATTTTTCGTTTCCTTGATTGTGCTGCCTTTTTTAAACCACTTCTTCTCGTAGCACGCACTCTTCTTCCGCGAGTTTTATTTTTTCTTGTATTTTTTCGTATATATTTTTTTGTACTTATTTTCATTATATAATAGTATAATAAAAATACTTTTCGTCTAAAAGCCTGGGTTATCCGTAAAGATTGGTGTTACATTTGAGTCTCCATGAGTTGATGGCTCAATTTGATTCAATATAAAATACCCTGAAACGACGCTAAAATATACCACAAGAGCATCTCGAATTAATAGTTTGAGTGGTTTACTTTCTCTCTCAATAAATCTCATTTCAATAAATTTCGCAATCAAAAATACTACCGAGATGACTGCCGCAATAATAAATATATTACTCATTTAAATTACTAAAGCAGATTCTAAATTTCGTTTTTACGCAATTATTCCAAAATCTCAATTTCATCAATCAATAAATCAGGCAACAAGTCAATCGAAGGTTCCTCGATATTGTGAATATCTAAAGCATCTAGATTAAATGGTTGAGTAGATATTTGTAGTTTTGGTGAATCATCATCCTCCTCTTCGTCTTGTTTCCTCTGTTGTGTTCTAAAACTACTGATTTCTTCTAGGCGCGAAATATTCTTGGGTGCGTTGACATTTGATACAGCTCCGTCTTGATTTTGAACATAATCGATATCATTAAAACTCAAACGACTAGGAATTGGAGTCGGGATCTGTTGCTGCTCAACATTCGACTCAACAGAAGCAACTTTGCCAGCTACTACCGCCTCTTTTATAGGTTCGTCGATTATTTGTTCATTTACTTCCTCAATTACATCCTCTTCAACACTCTCATCCATATAAGCCTTCAAAATTGCCTCAACAGGGATACTCTCTCTTAATGTGTTTAATATACATTCTTGTACAATGATTTCTAGTTCTCTGTGATTTTTTTGAATCTGTAAAGGAGGCAAATTTACTTCGAACAAATAAACATTCTTGTAAACCTTTCTGGCCACATTGATATATGTTTTATGTAAAAATTCATCTAGCTTGGGAATGTTAATATCAATCTTCTTCTGCTTTTGACCAACCCGCATAGAAGTTAGGATTTTAAGTTGAATAATATGAACACATGTAATCAGTTCCTCTAAATAAGAGCATCCAGACTTTTCACAAATTCGTTTCCTCTCCGTCTCGATAATTTGCGCGTTCCATTTTGGTATTCTAGATATAAGGTTCTGAAAAGTCATTAAATATTTGTTCGTCTCTCCATTGTCTTTACACAACTTTAAAGATTCTTCTAAAATAGACTTATAACCGTCAATGATTAAAGGTGTCAAAATTGTTACTAAACGAGACCCCCATTCGTTTTTCGATTCGTGAAGAGCGCTTCCATTGAAATCATCCATTTACATAAAACTTATATTTTCTAAAGCCAGTTCTGAACTTAAAAAAATGAAATTTAATATAAACAACATTAGCAGTTTTTCATTTCTAAATTCAGTTCTTACACGACTAAAGCAAACAAGATACTCATATCTTTTATCATCGCTCAAGACCCCTTCCATAAATTTCGGGTTTTCTACTAAATTTATAATATCTAATCCACTATAAGCCTTTTCATACAATTTCACACATAACAATATCATATCTTCGGGACGTGCCTTCTTGTTTACATACTTTAATAACTCCTTTTCTAAAAAATCAATACGGCGTGACTTTAAAGGTTTCAATTTAAATAGCTCATTAAGATTATGCTGATATAAATTTATAGCCTTGCCATTTATCACTGGCGATGGAACATATATTTCACAAAATCTAGATAATATTGGTTTCATCAAATTATATTTATCTTCGGCAACAATAAAGAACCGTGTATTATGACTAAACAATTCAATACATCTACGCAGCGCAGACTGAGCGTCCATTGTTAATTTATCGGCATTCAATAGAACAATACTTTTAAACACATTGCCGCCATTTGAATTTATGTGTGTTTTCGCGAAAAACTTCAATTCATCGCGAATAAATTTGATACCCTTTCCATGCGAACAATTTACATACATTACAAATGCCTTTATCTTGTCCCTATCTCCGTCATAAATTTTCGATATAAATTCATTTACAATTGTGCGTTTTCCACTACCAGTTGCACCGTGAAAAAGCAAGTTTGGGATTTTATGGCTCTCATAAAAAAAACCCAACTTATCTTTTATATTTTGATGAATTTGTAAGGACATTCAGACTTATTATATTTCGTGACGTGTTTTTATATTTTAATATACCGTAAATGATAAAATATAAAATGTTATTTTGGGAGGTTAAACAGAGCTGGTTAATGAATGTGTGTATGGGTTATTTTTAAAAGCAGACAATATATCAGGTTGAATGCGGTCACAACTTGCGCATTCATTGTAGTATTGTGGTGCTCGAATTGCGCCGTATGTATTTACAGACGGGGGTAGCCCAGATAATCTTGAAAACGCCGGATTGACTCTTCCATCTAAACGGTCGGTATCGCTCTTAATTGTGGTCAAATGCATCTGCTGATTAAACACTTGTGTTCCACCTTGGTTTGGTCTATTTCCAATCGTAGAAGACTTTATATCGTTATTATGTTGTCTGTAAGCGGCATCATAACTCATATCACCATAACCAGTAGCAGCACCACCCGCCGCAGTATAATATTGACAACTTGTGCTATCTCTCTGTGTCGAGTCAGGAGCCGTGTAATTATTAACATACATGCTCTCCTTTTGATTATTAATGCGGAATGTGGGAGCGTAAAGGGTTGTTTCTTTGACAGTTGTTGCGGTGGCATCCTGAGGATTATATACATACCCCTTCGGCACAGATGATGTTGCCTCACCATAAATGCGAACATTATTAATTGTTTCATCTTTACGGGTTGGTTTTAAAAAGTCCATTAAAGGCGCAATGACTGCCCCAATAGCTCCACTAAATCCGCTTCTCAATGTTTCGGGTTGTCTTACAGTGCTTCGGTTGTTTTCATAATTTGTATGGCTTCGCAAAAATATATCTTTATCTGTATGGTTTCCTTGTCCGGTAGCCCTTGAATGATTTACACCACATGAAATAACCTCGTGGCGTTTTGACGGCTCAAAGTTCTCTGGTGCGGTTGCTGCCTTGATATCCGTTGCCCCCGCAGGACCCATATATTCAGTTTCAATATCATTGCGTCTAACCACTCCCATCTCCTGAATAGGTCTCAATGTTTCCCCCTTTTCTGCGCCTGTAGTTGTTAACCAACGATCCTGTGTATTGATAAAAAATGTGTCCGGACGCTGTTTTTCCACACGACCCAATAGTTGAGTTGTTGGTGTGTTTTTAATAAAGGAGTTCGCAGGACCCTCGTGATTAACGAGCTCATATTCTAGCTTAGGATTTGTTTCAACTCTCAATTGATCGACCGTTTTTGGTAACCACTTGTCACGAGCCTCCATACCCGAATTATATCCGTTGCTACCATTTATTCCATATCCTTGGTCTAGCCCAGGACCGACCGTAATGGAGTCAAATGGCTTCACATTGTTATTTTTCATTGCGGGATTTACTCTTGACTGATAGAAGTCGCTCTGATTAGGCATACCGTAAGCCCACTGCATATTAGCTTCGGGCTTAAATAATGGGGCCTGCTCTATCTTCTTAATTACCTGAGAACCAGATCCGATCATGTTGTCCAACACTGATTCTGAAATATTCATATCGTATGTGCGACCCTTTACCTTACCACCATTAAAGGGAATCATGTTGTTATGTTTAAACTGATCCGAATTTAAATAATTGCCGGTTAATGAATACACTTCCTGCGGGTTTTGCCCTACTGGTTTGTTATTCCTTACCTGTTTTTCATATAAATTCTGATTGAAATATTTATCAGTCGCAACATTTGGATTTGGATATTCCTGAACGGTATCTACTAACTGATTTATATTCGATACTGGAAAATTCTGGGGAGGGATATTTGTATTTGGTAGGTAATTGTCGGTCCTTACACCTAAATTGCTTCTTATTCCCATATTTGTAAATTTTTCCCTTCTGCTTTGTTTTATTTCATTTTTGCTACAATTTTCGTTTGATTGATTTGATACAACATACATGCCGCCTAATGCTATTAAAGGGATTGCTATTTCCATATTTATATATATAGAGTATTATATTTTATTCATATAATAATCTAAATTACTTGGGGCTGGCTAGTATTAATTACCTGGTTTGACAAGAATTCGTTTGCTGGCACGTTGTAGGGCCGCCTACATAACCGCCTCTAATTAAACTGAAACTTGAAGGAAGTTCGTTTTTAGTTTCGTCAATAACACAAACTCTCTTGGGAGTAAAATAATCTTTCTCTAAAATTCGTGTGCTTAAATTATTCTGAAACGGCATACATGTATTCGCTTGAGGGTTTAGAGGCGGATATTGCCAATCGACTTGTTCTAAATCGCGATACCACCATGCGGGATTTGTTGCCCTCGACTGTTCTGTAAACAAATTGTTACATGTTGGGTACTTAATGGGCTCATTTGGAACGTTATACTGTGTATAATTGTCTTTTCCTAAACAATCCCGCCCGATTTGTCTATTTACACCACGTAGATCACTTTCTAAATTTATGGTGTTTGTTCTTAAATTACCTCCCCATTTTTGTATAATGATTTGAGGATCCTCCATATAGCACGGATTCGCGCCATTACCAGGAACATTTAAAATCCATCGTCCAGGGTCTGTGGATTGCTGTAATGATTTTTTCGTTCTACAGTCGTCATATTTAAATCGGGTGCTGGCCATTATTATATTTATAATATATATTTATTTATTTATTTACAATTTAAAAAATTTATCAAATAATAAGTATGGAGCTTATTTTAAACAACACCAAAACACCGACATTATGTTTAAATATGATTGTAAAAAATGAAAGCAAAATTATTACAAGATTGTTCGATTCGGTTCTCTCTGTTATTGATTGTTATTGCATTTGTGATACCGGCTCTACCGATAATACTGTTAATTTAATCACCGAATATTTTCACAGCAAAAATATACCAGGTAAAGTGGTAACGGAGCCATTCAAAAATTTTTGCCATAACAGGAATTTTGCGCTACAATCATGCTTAGGAATGTCCGATTTTGTATTATTACTTGACGCTGATATGGTGCTTGAAGTCAATAATTTTAATAAAAGCTTGCTCAACCGCGCGGATAGCTTTAATATTCTTCAAGGGAACGACACATTTTATTATCAAAATATGAGAATTATGAAAAACAATGGATTATACAAGTATGTTGGTGTGACACACGAATATATCGACACACCGAGTAACAATCGTGTTGCTGGGTTCGAGAAAAAAGACCTTTTTATTCGGGATTTTGGGGATGGCGGTTCAAAGCATGACAAATTTGAACGCGACATACGGCTGCTTCTAGATGGGTTAAAGGAAGAACCGAATAATGTTAGATATCATTTTTACCTAGCAAATAGTTACCACGACTCCGGAAGGTTTGACGAAGCAATTAATACGTACAAAAAACGAATTCACTTTGGAGGATGGCAAGAAGAGGTGTGGTACAGTTATTATAGAATCGGCCTATGCTTTAAAAAAATGGACAAAATGAATGACGCAATACATTATTGGCTAGAAGGATATGAATATTATCCCGATCGCCTCGAAGGACTATATGAAATCATTCATCATTACAGAGTAAATTCCAAACATAAGCTGGGCGATATGATTTATCAACTAGCTAGAAAAGTGTTAGATCGTAACAATAGAAGAGAGAATTATTTGTTTTTACATGATGATATATACACCAGCAAAATTTATTACGAATATACGGTATTCGCTGCTTACACTGGAAATAAAAACATAAATTATGAGGTTGTCCAAGTGTTAAATAATTCTAAGGAAGATAGTCTTATTAATAACATGCTCCAAAATATGAAATTCTACAAGGATATTTTAATTCAGCAGTCTAGGATTGTCGTTGATAATTCGGTTACTGCTACGATTAACAATGAAGACGTCAAATTATACTCATCTTCTAGTTGTCTTATTCCTAACGCAGACAATTCCGGCGGATATAAAATGAATATCCGATATGTGAATTATTATATTAATGAAGGTGGCGGCTATTTACATTGTGATAAACATATTATAACGGTCAATAAATGTATTGAATTAGACGCTGATCTTAAAATGGTGTCTGAAAAGTGGTTTGGATTGACATTTGATAATAGAAGGTATATCGGAGTTGAAGATGTTAGAATATTTTTTGATGTAGAAAGTAATAAGCCGGTTTTTATCGGAACTGGTTATCACGAGAACAATCAGATCGGTATTGTAGTGGGAGATTATGATTATCAAGGTGGAAAATTAAATGGAATGGAAATTACTCCCACTTTTAACAAGGCGTCATGCGAAAAAAATTGGGTCTACGTTGACTATAAAGGGTCTACTCACATTATATACGATTGGTCCCCTTTAAAAATCTGTAAAATTAATGATGCAGATAAGTCGCTAACTTTGGTCGAAACTAGAAAAATGCCAGGTATTTTCAGCCGGACACGTGGCTCTACTTGTGGTTTTAAGTATTCCAAGCAACACGCAGCTAATAATAATGGAAACATAACGATTCAAATCGTGGAAGACGAGATTTGGTTTGTTACGCATATTGTCTCTTATGAACAGCCGCGACACTATTATCACGTAATCGTCGTGTTCGACGGAGATATGAATTTGTTGCGTTATTCGGCTCCTTTTAAATTTGAAGGCGAACCAATTGAGTATTGTTTGAGTATTGTTGTTGAAGATGAACGCGTTCTAATGAATTACAGCACGTGGGATCGAACTACGCGAATTGGAGTTTACGATAAAAAATATATAGATTCAATCGTAAAATATACCTAGTAATTTGTAATAATGCTGTTATCATGATTACAATAATAAACGTCAAAAATGGCCTGATTTTCAGTATAAATCAAATACCATATGTTTACCTCCCACATTATGGTAATTTTTTTCGTCATAATATCAACACATTTGTCTTTCATCAACTCTGAAAATTTTACTAGAGCAGTTGCGTTTCCGCCAAAAACTCCACCGGCGAAATACCACGCAATATCTTTATAAATATCAATATTAAACCTACTATTTAGATTCCATATCGTGCCAATTCTAACGCCGCTGTATATTTTAGAGTTTAAAGCGTTGATCTTTTCTATAAAGGCTTCATCTGTTCCGCTAAATATGTGCCGGATACCAAAGTCAACCCATATAAAATTTTCGGTTTTAAAATGATTTAATAAAATAGCCTCTTTGACCCATTCCGTCTTATTACACATGGTAAACATAAATTCAACTGTATCTTTTGTATGATCGGTCGAGTTTACATTAAATCTAGTTAACTTGTCTATATAATTATATAAATAGATATCTTGTTTTTGTATTTTAATTATGAATGTATTTGCTTTGTCATATTCATCGCCGATTAAATTATACATTGGTTCATCTAGAAAAATTATTTTGGGCGTGTTAGATTTTAATAATATTTTGCCAAATTTAAAATAGCGGGTTAACGTATCTATATATCTTTCATTGACATTGCTCACAAATGCTGATACAAGAGTGCTCATTTTTAGTTAATTATATATTTATTTTTAATATATAATTTTATTTATAAGATTACTTTGACTTTTCAAATGTATAGATATGGTCCATCGCCCTTAACATTTACAGTGTCCTTATCTGGCTCGACATTAATATCATGTCTGTTTCCATAAACCGTCCAATGAAATTTAGAGTTTTCGCCATACACCTTAAATGCGTTGTTCTCGATTTCGCTAGAATTTAGTGTTACTATCTTGTTGCCGTAAATGGGTGTGATTTGGACGGTAAAATCGTGCGCGAGTTTTTCGGCATAATGCGGCAATTTGATTTCTACGTATTCATTGTTTGTAATTTCTCCCTTGCCTCTATAGTAGACTCCTGCTTCAGGACCTTCTAGACACGCATGAACTAAATACTTGTTATCGTTAGTGGGATGCTCTATTACAAATGTTTTTGTGTCGGATGAACCCGTAACTGAACTGTTATAAATAATGCCTGAACCTGTATCAACCATTAATAGATTGTATAATCCTGGTGGTGCCCCAGTAAAACTAACCGGAGGGCCAGTAGGACCAGTAGGACCCCCGGAAGGACCAGTCGGACCCGCACATCCTCTTCCAGTAGGACCAGTTACACTATTACCCGTAGGACCAGTATTACCAATGGGTCCTACAGTCGCAGGTCCAGTAGGTCCTTGAGGTCCAACAGGTCCTGGTCCTCTTGAATCACAACATCTTTGGGCCCCTAAATATTGACTGTAATTTCTAAAATAACTTGACATCTATAATATATAATATATATTTAATAATAAAATTTATATATTATTCTAATCTATTGTAATATTTTTAATAAGCGGGCCTTGTCTACATTATTGTAATCAAATAAATATTCATTGCACCATTCTGTATTCTCATTTGTTAGAGATACATATAATTTATCCTTTTTACAATCTTTCCCTATATGACCATTTGTTAATAGCGCCTCTTCAGGAATTACATAAAATCTACCATTTTTACAATTTAACCAATATAAATCATTGTCGCCCTCTTCATAACATTTATTTTTACATTTTCCATCTACTCGACAATCATATTTTGATAAATTAAAAAAGTAAGAATTTAAATTATTTTTACAAATTGTTCCAACCTTTTCTTGAACTTTTTTAGAACCAATCATAAAATCATACACTAATCCTTCCATATCATTATTCTTAAATTTTATAAAATTTATTTTTGTTTCCCTTATTTCACGATATTTTTTTTCTTGTTGTTGAGTTTTACTTGTTGGTGTATCTAATATATTAAACTCAAACTTATTGATTAATTTGTAATAATTTGTTAGTTTTTCAATCAAGTTTTCCTTATTTACTTCGTATTTATTATATTTTGATTTTTTTGCGATTCCAATCGTTTTCAAACCCTTAACTTCTTCATATGGAATTAGCCACATATTTTTATCTTCATCACAAATAAATAATAATAAACAATTGTCATATTCTCCATTATTTAATCTAAAATAATATTGTTCTCTTTCTGTTTTTTTATTAGTAGTTTTTACTTGAATTCCTAACCATAAATCTTCAATTTCTTCGAATCTTTTGATAGCGATATCAGCTTTACAACCATCAAATGACTTAATTGTTGTAAAATGGTCTCCTATTAACTCCTTAATATAATTAATACACTTCAATTCTTGTTGTAATGAAGACAACTTATTATCATTTGAATACAATTCTTTTAATTTACAACTTGCATTTTTATTAACGCATTTTGGACAATTTATGCCCTGATTTAATGTAGTAAAGTTTTTATAACTTACACTATTTTCGTGTCCACAAGAGGCATTGTAATTTATTTTGCAATTATTATTCTTGTAATTTTGAATAAAATCTTCTGGCGTCATTGTTACCATACAATTTTTGTCAGAAAACTTTTTAACAACATCTTCATATGTTGGTATTTCTAAAGCACAATTTCTACATTTTATCCCAACTCCATTTCTAAATTCTTTAAAAATAACAGAATTAGTATGTCCGCAAGAAGCTACATAATCTAATTTGCTTAGTTGATTTCCATAAGTTTCGCTTGTTAAGATACATTTATTTTGTGTAAATGTATCTTGCACTTGTTTATATGTGTATTTGATAGGCATATATAAGATATGTCTATCTCTTTATATCATTTTATCCTTATATTATATTTGGGAGTAGCGCCGAATATTGCCGATTTTACTAATCTTTTTTGTTACCATAAATGCTTCCGAAAATTTTGAAATTTTAAGAAGAGGGTAACGGTGCTAAGCAGAGTTTTATCTCCCCAAGACTTGCAACATTATACTTCACAACCAACGGCAAATCATTTTCCAAGTACACTTCGATTTGCTGGCACAAGTTCGTGCACTTAATAAAATACCCAAGGTTTTTGAGCGAAAACTCCCCCTGAATAATCTTCGACGAATCCTGCTTCAAAATAAACCCCATACTTCCATCTGATTCCGCACGATGAATTTCAGCAGAAGCAAATTGTCCTGAGCATTTAAAGATCAATTCGTTACCAACGGACTTGATTTCGAGCTTATCGGAAATACAAGACAAATCGCGAATAATTTTCTGGAAATCCGCCGAAGGAAGATTAATAATAGACGAGAATTTTACGTCAGGATATTGCAGCTCCTCTGGCTCAGGCTCAATCAATCTGAGTTTCTGAGTCTTACATTGCTTAATCTCGCCATTCTCAAATTTCAAGGCCAAATGAGAAACGATTCCATCGACATAGTCGGATTTCTCGATATAAATAGTCAATGTGTCGTCATTGTCAATCGAATTAATCAACTTGAATAGATGAAACATATTTACACCAATAATAATTTTTTCCTTCTTACATTCATAGAACTCGAAATTTTGAGCCGCCAAATAAAGGTGAGCTAAAATGGTGTGGGACTTGTCCATATTAATAATACGAATGCCATCCGGCTCAAAGGAGATATTTGTTTCTAAAAGAATGTCCTTGAGGGCCGTCATCAAGGTTCTAAACGGCGCAATCTGGACAGTTTTAATAGTTAACACATTTCCATCTGTGGGGGTTGATGCGTGATTTTTATTGGAAAATGTAGACATTATACAATTTCTAAAGCAGAATCTTTAAATACTTATGAATTTAAAATATTTAACGCACAAATATTTTAAATGGGGAATCTATTCGATCCATTTATAGGGCCCAAACCCACTTACATTTATTTCAGATTTTAACGGTTCAACATTTACTGAAGCTCGTTTACCAATCGCTATCCAGTTAAATCTTCCATTCTCTCCGTAAACAACAAACTTACCATTTCTGTCAACATCTGAGGCCGCAAATGTCTTTACCTTTCCGTCATAAATAGCGGTTACTAAAACGCTAATATCTGTTGCCCATCCTGGAACATAAGATGGTAATTCGATTGCTACGGACTGATTGTCTATTATTTCTGAAGTTCCCCGATAATATACCCCCACCTCAGGTCCTTCTAAACAAGCGTGAACTAAATATCTATCATTGTCTTTTGGATGGTCTATAATAAATGTTTTGTTTTGGGCTGAAGTAGGAGCTGTACTGTTATAAATAATGTTTGTAGCTGTATCGACCATTAATAGATTGTACGTTCCTACTGGTGCCGCGGAAAAACTAACCGGAGGACCTGTAGGTCCTGTAGGTCCGTTATACACTACTTGTGTATATGTAACTATAATAGACGGAGATGCTGGATTATCATTTGGAGCAAGCCCGGCCCCGGCGAGTGCAGTTATACTCACGTTTGAAGTGGTTACACATTTAAGATAAAATTCAATATAGTCGCCAGCGTTTAATGCTAAAACATAATTCCAACCAACAATATTACCACCTGTTTTAGTTGGAATATTTACTTGTCCGTCTGTTTCAGTGACATTGACACCATTCTTTTTTATCCATATATTTATTGTATCAGTACTATTACCAGTCGAAATTGTAGTCAGCTGGGCTGAAAATTGAATATTATATATACCAGAATATGTATTGTAAATCCGAGAGGTTGGTGCCCCAATATATATACCATTTGTAGCGCTTGAATCGGTTGAATTAATTGTAATAGGATATGCGATATTTACAGTAAATGGACCGGTACTACTAGTATCATAAAAAGAACCATAATATCCTGTTGCTCCGCCTGCACCTTGAAGACCTATTGGTCCAGTTTGACCTATTGGTCCTGTTGCGCCTGTATTTGCCGCCGTACCAGGAGCGCCGGTAGGACCTGTTACTGAACTCGCAACACCTTGAAGACCTGTAGGACCTGTAGGACCAGTCGGACCTGTTGCTCCTGTATTAGATGCCGTGCCGGGGACACCGGTAGGACCAGTAGGACCAGTGTGACCTGTAGGACCAAAAACGCCAGTCGGACCGCGGTCCCCTCTCTGTCCAACGGGCCCCGGCACACAACAAACACCTTTATTTTTTAAATAAGTATTATAGCTACTCATATATATTATATGTTTTAAAATAATTTGGGAACATTAACCCGTATCGCGTGTCGAGTGCCCTTGCCGTGTTTTTTTCTTGCCCGTTTTGCTAAAGTTAGCGCCTTTGAACGCTTATTACACCCCTTTTCCAAAATACCATAATCCACAGCTGCTGCTTTTCCAGCCGTAATTGCGCTAGCTAATCGTGCGTTACCCCAGGATTGAGCGGTTTGATTTGGTCTTGATCCAGATGAATAATATGCGCCCTGACCTTTATTAATTATCTTTGCTAACGCCGCTCGCGAACACCCAGTCGCCCTTGCGAGTTCAGGCGTCGCACCAATTTTATTGACATTGTATATTTTTTGTGCCCTTGTTATGAATTTTGATTTTTTCGATGAAAACGACGCGACACGCTTCCGTGTATAATATTTGCGCTTTTTATAAAGAGCCCTAGATTTCGTCAACATTTTCAGTTGCGCTCTTTTATCCTTCCTCGTTAGCGTTCTTGGTACATATCTCAAAACAACCTTCATTAATATATAATAATATATTATTTGAAAACTAATTTAAAAGCTTAATCGTAAGGAACATAGAATGACAGATAAAACTACAGAACAAGAATGTTCAGAAACTGTGAAATATTTATTAGAAAAATACAAGGACAATGAATATATGATACAAAGAATATATAATCACATTGTAACATATCTCCCAAATACGCTAGAAAATGAACTGAAAAACCACGAGAAGCGAGTAAATCGCAATAATTACTTGACAAATGAACAGCAGGTATTTATTCAAGTGTTTTTGAGTAAAAACAAATACTTTTACTTGCATACCAACAACTTTTTCTACGAATATGATGGTAATAAATATTTAATCGTCAAGGAGGATGATGTCATACATAAGCTTCTCTCTAGTATTTCCAAGGATCGCGTTCTTTTACAATGGAAACACAAGACAAAGATGAACGTTATCCGGTTAATTAAAGAGCGTAGTTTATTTAGTTCCGTCCCTGAAACAGACACCATTCAAAATGTGCTAAATGTATTATACCCGACTATTTTTGATTCAAAAAATTCCGCCAAGTATTTCCTAACCATCATTGGTGATAATATTTTGAAAAAGAATACCAATTTGATTTATCTAGTGAGCGTCAAAATGAAGCAATTATTGAACGAGCTCGATAGCGTTGCTCTAGTGTCTATTGGCAATAATAATACAGCGAATAATTTTATGACCAAGTATCATGAGAACCACACCTACGAAAATTGTAGATTAATCAAGATAAACGAGAGCTTCTCAAACGAGGCGTGGAGAGAAATGCTAAAGAAAATTGGGCTTGATTTGCTATGCGTTGCGGCTCATTATTCATCTCGCTACGAAAATTCCGATAAATTTATTGACAATAGATCCGACGAAGAATTAAAACTATATTCTTATTATCTTAAAAATACAAATCCAAATAATATTGTCGATGAATTTTGCTGTAAATACATTGTCGATTCTGCTTCAGAATGTAAAATGGAGTGGAAGAGTCTTCATTTTGTTTGGAAGCAATTCTTGTCAAACTGTAATTTACCAAATGTCATTTATTCGAATTCGCTAAAAACGCGGTTTAAGGAAAAATATTCATATGACGCCGATTCCGATTCTTTTATTGGTATAACCAGTAGGTATTTGCCGGTAGAAAGCAACTTTATTAAATTCTGGGAAAATACAATAACTACGCATAACCCAGATTCTGAACTTATTTTTGACAATGAACTAGAGGTTGATGAACTCAATTCGCTCTTCAAGTCGTGGTCAAAACAAAACTCAGATAAGTTAATGTCAAGCGGCAATATAACCGAAGAGAGCATGTTGAAAATCCTGAAGCACTTTTTTCCCTCCGTAGAGATTGTAGAGGATAAATTTGTCTTAAGCGTCACATGTTCCATGTGGAATAAAAGCAATGATATTAATGACTCGTTTGATTATATAAAAGAACAAATAAAATTGGATCATAAATTAGCACTGATTTCATTCGATGATGCCTATAATTTTTACAACAAATATGCCTGCGCAAACTCGTTAAAGTTTGTTGTCAGTAAAAGATTCTTTGAAAAATATTTGTATTACAAATTCGCAGACCATATTGTATATGATAAATTTATAGAGACAGATTGGTTTACTTCCTCTTAAATTATATTGTAACTTAAAAAATACACTATAATTTATTTATTTATGCGGCATTACCGGCCACAAATTGCAAGTCAACGCCAGATGTTCCAACACCCTCACCATTAACATATGTCAACGGAGACAAGGGACCACCATAAGCCATACCACCGCGCATCTTGCGGCTACCCTTGCGACCCTTCTTCATCGACTTTCCCTTCTTGATGAAACCAAATTGACCCTTCTTGGTCATAAAGCCCGCCTTTACAAGACGCTTCTCTTTCTTGGCCATGATGTGCATCTTTCTAGATACAATGCGACCGTGCTTGTTCATCATGAGATGTGTCTTGGTAAGACCACCGCTGGTCTTTTTCGCTGTTCCGTGCCAAACTTGAGCACGAGATCCGATATTTTGTTCGTGTGTCATTATAAGATTAATTGAGAAAATAAAATTATTCGGATTGAGAGAAA